ATTCCGCACCATGCGGCATGTGTCACCAATTTCGATTGGGTGCATCTGACAGAATTCAATTTGGTGCAGTTCATACACAGGCTCTTCCGCAATCATGCGAAAACCCATCTCTAGAAACCACGGTTCGAGACCCAAATTGAACCTAGCACGGTCCACTTCCTCCATCATCACTACACAGTCATCCCCATTGTTCATGAGTTTGACATCAATCCCTCGTTCCTGCGCATAAGCATATACCATAGCGCACATGATGATACAATTACCTAACCCGGTATTCATATCTCCACTAAAGCGCTTACCTGTGACGGAGTATTTCAACTTCCCATCCGCACAGAAACCAGCTCCCTTGTTATTCATCTGCCATGATAACAATTTCTTCAGCTCAGGACAGTTATGGAATACCTCCATGTATATACTGTGTTCCCAAGCTAACGCGGCTGGCGATACATGCATATCGAACTTGGTAGCATCAAGTCCAATAGCGACCGGGTGGGCAAAAGTCCTCCACTTTCCCCTGGCAATCCTGCCAATGTCTTCAACGTTAAACCCTTTCATAACCGTTGGTCCATCACCAAATACCCGCTTAATAGCATCATAGATGTTATGTTCACAAGCTTTAATGTAACGTCCCAAACTTAGGTTATAAGCAGGATCTCGTGGTTGAATACACCGAGGCGCCTTCTCCGGATTGACGAGTTCCATCTTCACGAACGCGATGGAGTGAGCATCGCTACGTGAAAGACCAAGTCGCTCCAGCTTTTGAAGCGCATTGCGATAAATCGTGTTTCTGCGACCCACATACGTATCAACAGTTTGCTGATACGTTAAAGGGGTGGTTTCAACCAATTTCTCAAGCAATTTGCTTTTGAAAGCTTGGAGCCTTCTAGTGAATAGATCCTTATCCACTAGTGGCGGAGCCACAAAGTTGTCACCAACCTTGCAGTAGTACATACGCGTCAACATCGCGCACTCCAGTGTGTTAATATCTGCATTATTGACCCCGAGATCCAAGTTGGGAGATAGCTCCTTAATAGAGAACAACTTGCGGGTTTTGGCTACTTCCTTAGCGTGTCTGTCTACGGTGAGCCTAGGCTCAACAAGATTGCTCCTGTGTGAACCCCCGTAGGCAACGCCAAGGCCTCCTCAGACCTTTTCTTCACGGATTTCTCCGCGGGAAAAGGACAACCACATTCTTTGCCAAAAAGAACGTGGCGCTGCGTTTTCGTAATCCACTACACGAGCACGCACAATATTACTTGCACGCACCTTGGCACCCAAAATGTCGTGATCGTCCGGGATAAACACCCCAGCAATCACCAACTCAATGCTACGTCTAATGTGTGTCGGTCTCACCCCATGCTTAACCATTATCTGATTAGCCATACGGC